GCTGGTTCTGTAAGTTCAACGACATACCGCCGCCACTCGACAGTCTACCCGTAGAGGCAATGCACTGATTGAAGTTTGCATGGAGAAACCCACTTGCGCGAGTACCCCGCTTGATACCCGCGACAAAGCTATCCAGATAAACAGAGACCGCACTTAGGCGTGACAGCTTAGTCAGGAACTCTACGGCTGTAGCATTATCCTTGCGCTCTGCCTGTTCAATCAGACGCTGTATGGTAACCTTGTCAGACTTAAACCCGCCGATACTGGCATCGTAGGCTGTACTAGGAGCCATCTTCAGGCCAGCAACTACGCCCGTCGAGGTGTATATCGCTCCTACTCCATTACAGACCGCACACCGTGACCTATTCTTATAAGGATCACCCTGCACACGATACTTCTTGCCTAACTTAGTCTTAGTCTTGACCTTGTACTTCTGGATAGTACCGGAACCAGAACAGTCAGGACACTGCGAGGCAGACTGCTTCATTACAACTCTGGTTGTGGTCCGTACTGCATCATAAAATTTATTAGGGTACTTTATAAAATCAAACGGCGGTCTGAGTGACTTACCGGCTTCGTTAGTACCGATGTTAAACGTCTGCTTGTGTATGGCCTTATCGATGACTTCCCGCGAGTAGATAACTCTGGTCATATCATCACCAGAATTTAGGTTAATGGGAGTGTCACCCATCACCTGTTCGACAATACGCTTCAAGTCTATCTCCAGAGCAGCCTTCTCTTCGGTAAACTGCGCCTCAACCTCTGCCAGAGCATCCCTATCGATCTTGACCCCATTCATCTCTATCTCACATAGAAATAGAAGCATCTCATTCATAAATGGGATGACCTTCTTTAGGCTAAGATTATGCTCACGGGCTAAGATGTCTTGCTGCGCGATATACAACTCACCACAGGCCTTAACATCAGCCTCTGCATACTCGACTACTACATCCAGCGGCATTTCAGAGAAACATGTACCGCCTCTGAATAGCTCATCTACTAAGTCAGACTTCTTTAAGCTCTCAGTCTTACGCCGTAGGGCGCTCTCCTTTAGACTAAGCAGTCTACGCTGGCCCTTGGCTAACAGGTATTCTGTTATCATCGTGTCTCTGACGATAGGTGGCAATTCAAAGCCCATCTCTAGCAGCCACTCAGCATCGAACTTCACGTTGTGGCATATCATGCCGTCTGCTTCAGCGAGGTGCTGCTTTAGGCGGTCTATACCATCAGGCGAGTGTAGCTCCTTGTGATGCCACAGGTCTGTGTGAACCTCATCTACAGTCGCCAGCCCTAGCCAGCCGTAGTGAGCAGACACGCACCGATTGTCTGGGTTTTTAGGGCTGTTATCTATGCGGCCATCTATTCGCTTAACCGTTGTCTCTAAGTCCAATACAAGCCATTTCACCACGGCGGCTCTCCATTCTCATCCAACTCTGGACGTTTAAATGAGAGGTCACGCACTACAGGCTGCGGCTCAGGCTCAGGGTTAATTACGCCAACTTCTTCCAGAAGCAGCGCAAGGTGCGGCGGCAGGTCATCACACTTCATAGCGGGAGGTCTGTGAGTTTAGGTTACAGAGTACTGTACCGTGCCAGCCAGAGATTTTATTCTTCATCACTGTGATCCAACGACTAGGGTCATCAGGATTATCAGGATCATTCATTCGGCCTATGCCTAGCATGACATCACTTTCAGCGGCCTTACCAAGCTTACTACCTTCCATCATCGACATGGTAATACGGGTCTTGCCTTCAGCTTCAGCCGATGCTTGCGATAGTCCTATTATAGCGCAGTCAAACTTCTTAGCGGCCTCACGTAGACGGTAGTAGAGTTCTCTAAGGCGTTCATGCCCAGAGTTAAATTGCTGAGTGAGTGCGATCTTGTCAGCCATATCGACGATGACCACATCAAACTTCTTCTTATTAAGATAAGCCTCAAGCATCTGGATATCCCAGCCTTGAGCATCTACGAAGGTCAGCCTCTCTTTAATACCTGCATAACGGGCAGCGGCTCCGCGAGAGTCAAAAGCAATCTCATCCTTAGTCATGCCAGTGTATGCTTGTACTGCACGTAACTTGGTACGCTTACCAATCTCTTCGTTGGCTATGTAACCTACTCTAGCACCTTGGGCGCAGAAACCTGCCGGTGCAGCACACAGACTAATAGCAAACGCAGTCTTACCAACATTACTGTAGGCAGCTATTACACCAAACTCTCCCCTACCTATTCCGTAGACCTCTCTAGAGAGTGTGTCTATGTTGAACTTAAATCGGTTATCATTACTTACAACAGCCAGTAGTTCATCTATGTCATCAGTTACTTCATCAGCGAAGTCATCTGGCATGTAGCCTTCAGAGACACGGTCTAGCAGTGACTTTAGTAATTCCATTGCAGACGCATCGCCCTCAGACATCTTTATGCCAAGGGTGGCTATGTCTAAGCCGATGTGCTGACGCCATAGGTTTTCGATGACATCAACAGCCACTACATCATCGATCACTTCGGCGTTGGATACTGAGTTAATCAGATCTTGGATGTCGGCTGTCCAAGCACCTGTGCTGGTGGGGTTGTTAGCCTTCCAGTAGCTGAATAATTCTAACGGGGTGAGGTCTTTTTCAAATGCATCGTGCATTGATACGATGGTGGTGTAGACTTCTTTAAGTGTGTCATCAAAAAGGGATGGTCTAAGCTTTGCCTTGTTTTCGCTATAGAACGAATTACTGAGGCAGCTTTTAAGTAATGATTGGTCCATTTAACTCTCTTAGCTGTTAGCGTATTAATAAGGTGCTATTGTAACACAGCCAATAGAATAAAAAAAGCCCCATCCGAAGACAGGGCTAAATTTCTTTTTAGTTTAATTTTAGTTAGTTAGATCTGAACTTCATCTTGCTCAGATCTACTGATCCGGGATCACCCCTTCTCTCTCGTAGCTCAACTTGATAGTGTACTACGCGGCTGTTGCCCTTCACGTAGTCTGCTATCAGCTTTTCCAAAGCTACTTCCTCTGCGGCAGCGTCTTTAAAGCCGCCATCGATTTCTAAATCAATAATTGCTATGCCTCTAGCTTTCATTTTACCATTCCCTTTGCTTTAACGTCTGTATTGGTATCGTAGACGAATACTTGATTTCGCAGCCGATTGCCTGCGCCTATGTTAAATTATGTTAAGCGGAATACTGGTGGTGCTAAGGCAACTACAGGGCTGATCCAAACATCTGCACCCACCCAATCAAAACCAGTCCTGAGAACTCTCTTACTAATTAGGCGGAGATATTTTCTGGCGTTTGTGTCGCAGTAGGGCTTTCTAAGATAAGACCCTGTCCAACGAAGTAACTGATGACATAGATGAACTACTCTCTGTACATAATTTTCACAAGTCATTACTTAAAACCTCTACAAGCCTGTTAACTGAAAGGTTCTTTAAATCCTCAGAAGTAAACCTAATCAGTAAGCTTTTATCTGTACTCCTAACTATCGTTATAGACTTAGACGCAGCATCCTTGTCAAGGACCAAATAACAGGCATCATATTTATTTAGCGACTTTTTTAAGCAATTACTTACGCGAGTGCCTAGCAAAGCAACACCTACTAAGCCTTCTACTCTGCTAACAGAACATGCCGAAGGAGTATCTTCAACAAGCACGGCTGTTGATCCATTACCTACGTGTATACCCTCTTCCAACACACCGTAAGTCAGCCACTTAGGTCCATACTTCGTTAGTGATCTACCAACAGCGCCTGTGTCTGTACAGAATAGTACTCTGTCCTCTGCCGGTGCATAGCGAACATCTATGTATCCAGCTTCGTAAGCCTCTAGGCTGTTGTTCTGATCTAGATAGTCGAGTGCTGGATGATGATTACGGGCTGGTGTAGTGATCGAAGGAATAGGCTGCGGCTCTCTAGTCTTTTGCTGTACTGCGTTAGCTAGATAGTTCTTAGCTGCCCGTAGGGTTCTCTTTCCTTGATAGATGCCTTTGCCATTGCAAGAGGCTCTAAAGCAATACCACTTTAGCTGACCGTCTACTTTAGAAACAGACAGCTTCTTTAAGCCACCACAGAAAGGACACTGGATTACTTTAGTGTCTCCTTCCCGTATAGGGATAGCTTTGATGACTTCTAGTTGTTCGAGATATGTCATTGGTCACTCATAGTAGTTGGTTGGTAGTTGGTTTGGGGTTCTGCCTCTCCAAAGAGACAGCGTCAGCTTATACAGTTATTCGCATCTGTCAACACTTAATTAGGTGCGTATAAAAACAATTAGTGTTAACAGGCATTTTGTAGATATCCCGAATTATCCAATGAAATCAATGGGTCCGGTTAATCAATTGGTCGTAGGTTCGATCCCTACCGCCGGAGCCAAATTACTGATATTAAACAATAAAATGGCCCCGACATGGGTAAAGTGGCATGGCAGATTCCAGAGTGGCAGTCTGCCATTTTTGCCACTGTGATCATTATCCGTCCACTGATTCCAAACGAATGTAGAAGTCAGAGCCGTTGATATAACTCATCTCTCGTTCAGCCACTGACTTCTGGATAGTCTTATGTGCCAGTAGCTGTTTGGTGCGAGAGCAGTAGTAACATAGCTTAATCATCTTCCTTCAGACCTCGCTTAACCAAGGCTATGAAACCGGCTTGGAATATCTCTGCGAAAACTTCTGGGCTAAGGTCTAGCTGTATAGTCGCTGACCCGTCCTCATGCTCTTCCAGTTCTGTTATTCTGATGTCGTTTCTCATGCCGCCTTCTCCTTAGCTCGCTGCCTCTCTTGGTCACTCATTGGCCGTATATACGGGTAAGCCTCTCCCATCAGCGCAGCCCAGCTAACGGGAAACAGCCCTCGCATGATGTCGCTAATCTGATTGGCTACCACACGGCTCTCGTATTGAGCGTCAGAGGCACACCGTGCGCTGCACATCTTGCTGATAGCTTTTAGACTGCCGCTCCAGATCCACGACGATAGCATCGACTGTGGCAGCACCATGCGAGCCATCTCAGGAGCTACACCTATGTCCAGTAGAGTCCGGTAACTGAGCATAGCACCATCATAGGAATCCTCTATGATATCATCTGAGATAGTGATGTGGCCCTCGCTGCCCTGCTTAGAGTTACCCTTGCGAGGACGGCCTCTCCAATTATTAGGCCAGTAGAACTCAGGCTCACTGTCCACGTACCGGCGGCTTATCTCATTCCACGGCATGTACTCGGTCTTCTTGAGTTGAGCCATAGAGAACAACGGCGCGGTACACCTGAAAGTTACGAAGGCATGGTTAAATGGTGAGTAGTGCTTATGATCAGCCAGATACCGAATTAGCTTCTTATCCTTATCATGTAGCTCAGGAACCATAGGTCCATCTTCTTTACCCGTATAACCCAGAGCCTCACTCTTAGCGTCATAGCTTACTCTAGCCGCGTCTACGACTGAGAGGTCATCACCGGAGTGCCGCACGTACTGAACAGTAATTTGTTCGTGATTCATTTATAATAGTCCCCGTTTAATATTTGCATTCGT